TCGCCCCCCTCCCCCACACCCCCTCCCCCGCAGGAACGTTTAAACGTTGAACGTTTAACGTTTAACGTACCGGCGGTACCGGCGCTCCCCAAATCAGGGAGTGAGGAAACGGTTCAACGTTCAACGTTTCAACGCTCGAAGGAAGCGGAGCTGATGAAGCGGATCGCGGCGCACGTGGGGCCGGAGGACATGGCTGGGTTCGGAGCGGCCTGGCGAATGTGTTGTGTGCGCAAGATCCCGGCGCAGGTCATCGAAGCGGCGCTCGCGGATCGCGAAGCGCGGCGCCGGGAGGGGTTCACGCCCGACGTGAGCTGGGGCGCTGATCTGTGGTATACGGTGAAATTGTTTAACGTCTGGCAGCAGGCCGGGAAGCTGAATCAATGAAACTCGACCACGATCAACAATTGTTGCAGGTGAGCCGCACGGCGTTCGACGCGCTGAATCGCGACGCGCAGGAGGCGCTCTGGATGTATTCGGAGCGGGCATGGTTCACGCGCGCCGGGCTTTGCTTTGTGGTGGCGGAGTCGCGGGTCGCGGAGCTGCAGGCGCTGGCCGGGATCGCGCCACCGCCCCCCACGCAGACGTCTGCGTCATTGGTTTCATGAATGATCCCGAATACCTGAACATCGCAGCGGATCTGCAGTGTCTGCAAGGGGTGCTCGCGCAGTTAAGCGATGAGTTTCTGAGTTCGGATCTGAAAATAGAGGCGGATCGGGATCGTTTTTTCCTCCGGTTGAACGAGTCCACTGAGCGGTTGTCTTCTATTCGCGAGCGGTTGCAAGCCGTCATTTGGAAGGGGACGTCGTGATCGAGCCGTTGATCATCGTGACGGTGTTCGCGCTCGGATTCGCGGTGGGGATCGTGGTCATGGGCGCGTGGATGATTCGGGATTTGCGCGCCATCAAACGGGGGCTGTTCCACGATCTGCAGCGGAGGGAACGGTCACAAAAAAACGGAGCGTTCAGGGTCGTTTCCTCACACGATTCCAGCGCGTGAGATTGGCACGGGCCTAGCTATATTCTCAACTACCGGCGCAATGCCGTGTTAGTTGGTCGCAGTCGCAGAAGCCAAGTGGAGGTCGGGAATAAGTACCACCCACGTCCCGCTCCCAGGCCCGCCCGGAGATACCCGCCATGCTCATTCCCGCCTTTCAACAGGACCTCTTCAGCCTTCTCCTCATCGTCGTCGGATCCGTTGTCCTAGCCATATATCTCTGCGGCGGCGACTGAACCAGTTGACGCACCCCATGATTGGCATACCGCCCCACGCCGATCCCTGAGAACACCGCACTTAAAAATGAGTCCCCTCTTTTCCTTCGATGAAGACGGTCATCCCCAAGGCACCGTTGATTTCGATTACGACGCCATCGATCGCAACGCGTTCCATGTGGAACCAGAAAAAGAAGCCGAGGTGTCCGCGGAAAATCTGGAGGCGGCCGCGCGCGCGTTCCGCCAACTCGTCGAGTGGATGTGGCAGGATGGAATGAAAAATGACGAGGGACTCAAGCTGCGCGCCATCATCGTCTGCTGGGTGTTCCTGGATCATTTGAACCCGGTCAGCCTCACCGAACTCGCCCGCGCTTTCGGCAAAAAGAAGCAGTCGCTCGGCCGGTGGGTGGACGATTTCAAACGTGTCTTTCCAAAACTCCGCAACGGTCACATGAAGGATTGAATATTCCAAATCGATGAAAAACTCCCCCGCAAACTCCCCCGCAAAAACCGCCAACCAACATCAGCTCTATCAACTCGCGCGTGAGATCAATCACCGCGAAAAAACGCTCCAGGAGCATCGCCACAAAACGGTGAACGCCGCCTCCGAATGGATGTGCGAGGTGGTGTTGCAAGGCTACGCGCTCCTGAAGGCCAAAGCCTCGATGCCGCATGGCATGTGGAGTGAATGGTTGCGCATCCAATGTCCGCTGGTGACGCAGTGGACCGCCAACGCCTACATGCGCGTGGCCGCCAATTGGGGGCAGGTGAAAAAACTCGATGAAGCCATGAGCCTCCGCGCCGCGCTGGCGTTGTGCACGGCTGAACCCAATGACGTCGCCGACGGCAACACGAAAAGTTTTCCTCCCTTCCTCGAAGCGATTAGTCGGATTGGCAAATTGACGGCTTACATCGCGAAGCATCCGCTCGGCGAGTGGCCGGCTGAAGGCCGTGAAAAACTCAGGGAGATGATCCGGCCGATCGCCCAGGAGTTGGGCCTGACCGCATGAGTGATTCCCCTCCCATCAATTGCGCGCACGACGCGATCGTGCCGGTCGCGGAGCTGAAGCCGAATCCGGAGAATCCGAATAAACATCCAAAGGAGCAGCTAGAGCTTTACGTGAAAATTTTACTGCACCAAGGCTGGCGCAAAGCGATCTGTGTCTCGAATCAAACGGGATTGATCGTCACCGGCCACGGCGCTTGGCTCACGGCGAACCATCACGCACACAAAGCGCGCTATATCGAATCTGTGCGCTACCCTGGGGCCTTCGCGTGCATACCCCGGTCAAGGAATCTTTTAGGGGGGGGGTGAGCCCCGGCAGGTTACCGAACTTGCCCGGCTTTCACGGTTGCGGCGTTTCAAAAAGTCGTTTCAGTTTCAATCTCCGGAATTTGCGGCGGCGTGACATTGACCGGCGGCGGATGGTGAATGGCTCCTCCTCCTCAGACACAACCACCAGCGGCCGAAACCAACGGAACGATCACGGCCGAGCAGCTCTGCGCGATCACCGGGCTCACCGATCGGCGGCACCGGCAGTTAGCGACGCAAGGTTATTTTCCCCCACCGATCAAAGGACGTTACCAGGTGGGGAAGGTGTTGGTGGGGGTTATCAAATATCAACGTGAGCTACTGCTCAAGAAGAACGACAAGCTGCAGAAGGAGCAGCTCGCGTACACCAAGGCAAAGCGGGAGATGGCGGAGGAGGAGCTGGCGGAATTCCGAAAGCAGTACATCGCCAAGGATTTGATCGGGCCGGCGTTGCGGAATATCTCGCTGCATCAGCGGGCCGCTTTGCAGCTCAAGCTCGAGCAGGAGTTGGGGCCCAGCCTGGCTGGACTGACGACCCACGAGATTCTCAACCGGATACGCGCGGCGGTGGACGAGATCTGCACGCTCTTCCGGGACGGCACCAAGGACTGGCTCGATGCGCCGGCGCCGGGTGCGCCGGGTCAAATTGTTGACGCGTCAATAATTTGCCCGGACGCCAAAGGCTGATTTCCAACGGCCGGCGGCTTGACATTGGCCGGCTGGCAGAATGCCCGCCGCCACCGAGTTTCTCGCCGATACCATCAGCCAGGCCTGGCAGGCTCCTTTCCGCGGAGAGATTTACGAGGACGCCCGCGCGCTGAACCTTCAGCAGGGGTACGCGGTTAAGGGGCAATTCGACATCGCGACGGCGCGGCACATCGCTGAGCCGCTGGAGGCGATCCGGGACCCGCGGGTGCGCTGGGTCTCGATTACCGCGGCGGTGCAGACGCTCAAGAGCCTCATTGCCGACATCGTTGTCCCCTACTGGCTCCAGCACGATCCCGGCGATATCCTCTGGCTCTTCGAAGACGATCCCAAGGCGAAGCTCTACGCGGAGACGCGCGCGATGCCGTTGATCAAGTCCGTGCCGGCGATCGCGCGGATGCTCCGGGACGTGGACCGGAGCGAGAAGACCAAGACCAAAATCAAATTCGCGCATTGCAACCTGGTCATGGCCGGGCTCAACGAGGGAAACGTCCAATCAATTTCCTACCGCTACGTGATTATCGACGAGGCCTGGATGGCGCGGGCGAACGGTCTCATCCGACAGGCCATTTTCCGGACCCGGCAATATCCGGACACGAAAAAGGTGCTGATCCTCGGCCAGGGCGGCTACGAAGGGGAAGACGCGGAGACGGTCCATCAGGAGACGGACCAGCGCGAGTTGAACTACGCCTGCCCGGCGTGCGGATACCTGCAGCCGTTCGAGCTGGCGCGGCTGCGCGGCGACGATCATCCGATCGCCAAACTGCGCGGCACCTTCGCGGGGCTCTCGTGGGATTCGAGCGAGATCACACGGCCCGGCGGCCGTTGGAACTTCGAAGCGGTGGCCCGGACGGCGCATCATCGGTGCTGGGCCTGCGACGCGCGCATCGAAGACACGCCGACGATCCGCCGGCAGCTCAACGATTCTTACACCTACCGGGCGACGAGCCCGGCGGCGGAATCCGGCAAGGTGGGGTTTCACTGGCCGGCGGAGGCCTCGATGCGGATCCCGTTCGGCGAACTCGCGGTCCGCTATCTCAAAGCGAAGATCGCGTCCGACGAACTCGGCTACCGGCTGCCGCTCCAGGAATTTTATCAGAAGGACCGCGCCGTCCATTGGTCCGACGGCACGGCGGACGAATTCAAAGCCACGATCCACGAGCCCTACGACGTGACGAGCGACTGGGCCGAGGAAGCGCACCGGCCGATGTTCGTGGACTGCCAGCGCGACCTGAAGAAATTCTTTTACAGCGTGTTCGCCGTGGCGCTCTCGGGCGAGGCCCGCGAATTGGCGCGGGGCACCGCGGAGAGTTTCGACGAAATCGCCGAGGTGCAGAAACTCTGGAAAGTGCGCGATCAGCAAGTGTTCCTGGATTGCGGTTACGAGATGACCAGGGTCCTGCGCGAGTGCGTGAAGCGCGGGCACGTGGGCAACGTGCGCGTGGGCAAGGCGGTGAAAAAACTGTGGCTGTGCTGGACCGGCCTGAAAGGCAGCGGCCAGGAAATGTTCCTGCACAAACACCCGAAGAAACCCGAGCTCAAGGACTGGCGCCTCTATTCCGATCGCAAATTCTACGACGTGAACGTGGGCACGAAGGTGCGCGGTCCGCGGGCACCGTGGTATGAATGGTCGAACCTCCATTGCAAAGATCTGTTGCGGGCCCGGCGCGACCAGGACGCCGGCGTGCCGAAGTTTCGCACATTGCCGGAGACCGTGCCGAACTCCGATCAATGGAGTTACTTTGCGCAGATGCGTTCCGAGCGGCGACTCGAGGAGTATGAAGGCGGGAAGAAGCGGGCGATCTGGAAACCGGTGAGCAAGACGCGGCCGAACCATTACTGGGATATCGGCGGGATGCTGATGGCGTTCATGGCCATCGTGGGGATTATCGGGGTGGACGCGGGCCAGGCCGCGCCGAGCAGTAATCAGTAATCAGTGGGCAGTGATCAGTGATCGGAGTAAAGTGCGCGCCATGAACCGCCGCCAATTCCTGCGAGGCGCCGCCGCGGCGCTGGGCGCGTTTGCGATCCTGCTGCCGCCCGCCACGACCTACGATCGCATTTGGAGAGCGCGCCCGAAAATCCAGGAAATAGACGTGACCACCCGGTTGATTTTGGTCAGCGCCGACGGCACAAAAAAACTCGTTTCCACACTGCGCTTCGAGGTAATCCCGCCGGATCTGGCCGATCCATGGACGCCATTAGGGATCTGCTACGCCGCTTCTGCAAGCGTGTGGCTTGATGGCTGATGAGCGCCCCCACCTTCACGATCGCGTCCGACGGCCGGTCGATCACCTGCGGGCTCTGCGGCTGGACGAGCTACCATCCCGAGGACGTGGCCCATCGCTACTGCGGCCACTGCCACATCTTTCACGATGACGCTGCGGTCGTGCGCGATTTGATGGAATTTGCGAATCCTTTCAAACGCGAGCCGGACCGCGGCGAATCGAAATGAACGCCGGCGAACGAGCCCTGAAAAAGCAAGTCCGCAAGGCGCAGGCGCTGATCCAGCAATTCGAAGACGGCACCGGTCGGCGCAATAGCAACCTGGCGGAAGCCGGGCGAGAGAAATTGGCGTGGTGTTTTCTTTACTCCGCTACGCTCCACATTCATCCGCCCCCCATGACCCAGTTGGTTTACAGGGGCCAACCCGATGACGTGCGCGAGACCGTCCGCCTTTTGGCCCTTCAGATGGGGAACGCATTCAAATGCTGGCGGGCAACAAACTTTCAGACAGAACTGTCGAGTAGAGGAGCCATTTTCGTCGGTGTGGAGGTGGAGGTTCTCCTGACTGGGAATTTTCACTTCTGCATTGGCCCGGTTCCTCCCGGTTCAGTCCAATACCCCGCCGACTAATCGACTCGCTCTTCGTTCCCCCACGCAGACGTCTGCGAGACACGGATTCCACGGATTTCCAGGACTGATCACTTCCCACTGATTACTGCCTTGTCCCTCCCTCCGGCACGAAGTCGTTGACCCGCCACGACTGGCAGAATGCCGGTCAACTATTACCCGCAGAAAACCGCCGCCGAATTGCTCGTGCTGCTCGACAGCCTGCAAAAGCGGGCGACCACCGGCGCCGTGGCCATGACCACCGCGCTCGGCCAGCAGACCATGCGCAGCTTCCAAGGCGGCGGCCCCGTTGACCGCGAGATCCGCCGCGTGCTCTACGCGCTGTGGAAACTCGATCCGGTCGAGTACGACAACCCCTACGCCGAGCGCATCCGCCGCACTCGCGCGCGCTACACCGACTCATGAACCTCTGGGAAGTTATCGATCGCCACCCGGGGCTGACCTGTTTTGCGCTGCTTGTTTTGACGCATTTCGTTTGGCTGCCTTTCCGGGCGTTTTTTCGGCACCTCAACATTCGTCGCGCCGGCTGGCCCGCCCACTGTGACGCCGGCTGCAACCGGAAAGACACGGAATGACCACCCTCACCCCCATTCCCGGCCGGGCGCCCGCCGCGGTCCGCAAATCCAGCCTACTCGGCCCGGACGGATCCCCGGTCTCCTATTACCTGTATCCCTCGCCGAGCACGAACCCGCGGGCCTATCGCCCGCGGCACTGGCTCTCGCCCGACACCAAACAGAACGTATCGAGTTACGACCGCTGGGAATTGGTGAACACCTCGCGCCAACTGTTCGCGCAGATTGACGAACTCTGGACCGCCATCGACTCGAAAAACAACTGGGCACTGGGCGACGCCTGGGACGCGCACTACACCGGCGCCGACCCGGCCTGGGGCGAAGAGATGGAGAACTTCATCAACGTCCAATGGATGCCGAACGCGAACGTGCGCGGCCCGCAATATGGATTCAAGACCTCGATGAAACTCAGCGGCATGGCCTGGGACGTGGACGGCGACGACGCCATGGTCCTCACCGAAACGGCCAACGGCTTCCCGCAAGTCGCCTTCTATCCCGGCACCAAGATCTCCAGCTCCGGCCGCAGCCTGGGCTCCTCGCGCAAAGCCGAGTCTGTGGACGGCGGCCCATTCGACGGCGCGAAACTTTTTGACGGCGTCATCTACGACCGGAACAGCCGCGCCATCGGCCTGCGGATCGTGGGCGACGACGGCGATTACTCGGACATCAGCGCGTTCAACGCGGACCTGGCCTACGAACCCACCTGGCACGATCAAGGCCGCGGCATCCCGCGCATCGCGGTGAGCCTGTTGAAATGGATGAACAAACAGGACATCGACACGTTCATCCAGCGCGGCATCAAACGCGCCTCCGCAGTCGGCCTCCTGGTGCAGAACGCCGAAGGCGAAGCCGGCACCGGCAACGAAGTCATCGAAGGCGAAGAAGTCGAGGACCTGGACCAGACCCCGATCGACGGCGGCAGCATCAGCGATCGCAAAGTCGGTTACGAAGAACTCGACGGCGGCGAGACCTATTACCTGAGTGCTCCGG